CTCCACTCCACGGTTAGTTTGGCCTTTAAATAAAGGATCACTGGAATGAAATCTCCTTTTCGCCTGCCGTGGCTTTCCACGGGGGAACGCAAAGCCGTGTCTGCAGATCAAGGGAAGGGCGTCGCGTCCGCCTTTGCGGTGCTTGCCAGCGAGGGAACGGCGCATTGGTCCGGCAGGTCTTATGCGGCGCTGGCGCGGACAGGGTTCATGCGCAATCCGGTGGCATATCGGGCGGTGCGGATGATTGCGGAGGCTGCAGCCGCTGTGCCGTGGCTGGCTTACGAAGGTGTTGCGGAGGTTGCGGATCATCCGGCGCTGGCGCTGCTTCTGCGTCCAAACGGACGGCAGGGCGGACCGGATTTTTTCGAGGCGCTCTACGGGCATCTGCTCCTCTCCGGCAATGCCTATGTCGAACCGCTGGCGATCGGCGGCAGTTTGCGCGAACTGCATCTGTTGCGGCCCGATCGGGTGAGCGTCGTTGAGGGGCGCGATGGCTGGGTGACGGGGTATGATTATCGCGCCGGTGGGGGAACGCGCAGGCTTGCGGCTGAAGCCGAGGATGGGAGGCTTTCGCTGTTGCACTTAAAACTGTTTCACCCGCTCGACGACCATTCTGGCTTTTCGCCGCTTGTGGCGGCGGGAGCAGCACTCGATCTCTCCAATGCGGCGGCGGGTTGGAACAAGGCTTTGCTCGACAATTCGGCGAGACCTTCCGGCGCGCTCGTCTATCAGCCGAAGGATGGCGGCAATCTTACGGCCGACCAGTATCAGCGGCTGAAGGACGAGCTGGAGGCGGGGTATTCCGGTGCCGTCAATGCCGGGCGGCCCTTGCTGCTTGAGGGAGGGCTGGACTGGAAGGCGATGGGGCTTTCGCCGAAGGACATGGATTTCATCGAGGCGCGCAATGGCGCCGCAAGGGATGTCGCGCTGGCGCTCGGCGTGCCGCCGATGCTGATCGGTATTCCCGGCGACAATACCTATGCCAATTAACAGGAGGCCAACCGCGCCTTCTACAGGCTGACCGTGTTGCCGCTGATTGCGCGAACTGCCGCGAGCTTCTCCGCCTGGCTGTCCGAGATCTACGGGGAATTACGGCTGGAGCCGGATCTCGACCGGATTGCGGGGCTGAGTGCCGAGCGCGAAGCACTGTGGGCGCGGGTCGGGGCGGCGGGTTTTCTGACCGACGACGAGAAACGCGAGGCAGTGGGATATTGAGCGAATGGCCGCATGGGTGTAATTTGTAATACGTCGTATTACAAATGGAGGCTCCTATGGCTGACAAGAAGAACGCCGACAAATCGGCCGACAAGCCGGTCCTGTCCGATCCGATCACGCTGCGTGTGCCGCAAGACATTCTCGAGGATATCGAGAGGATTGCCGAAACTGCCGATCGCAGCCGCAGCTGGGTGATTGTGCGGGCGTTGAAATATTACCTGATCAATGAGGGCAGCGATCTGCTCGAAATTAGGCAGGGGCTGGACGATGTGAAGGCCGGTCGCGTCCACGACGCCGAAGAGGTTTTTGCCGAACTTGAGCGCCTTTCTAGAGAAGACGCCGCCTGATGAAAATTCGCCTTTCGGATCGAGCTTTGGCCTATCTGAAACGTGAGCAGGGCTATCTGGCGAAATTCGATAAGCGTGTCGCTCTTGCCGTTGTTCGGCAAATCAGGGCCGCGACCAAACTGATTGGCGAGTATCCGCAGATCGGACCTGTCATCGATGGTGCTAAAGGGGTTCGGCGTTATATCTCCGCGCCCTACCAGATCGATTATCAAGAAGACGACGTGGGGATCATGTTGGTTGCCATTCGTCACGGAAGACAAGCCCCGAGAGAGGTCGAGGCCGAGTACCCGCAGTTCAAGCTCGACTGAGCGTTGAGAAGGCAGGTATCGGCTGCAGCTTTCAAGCTTCAGCCTCTCACGCAACCTCCGAAGCGTCGGACTCAACCTCTCAAGGCTTCTCTACAAGCGATTCTGAAAGTTGACCAATATCCGCCTGCGCTCGCGGTAACACGGCGCCGCAATTGTCCGAAGGTGCTGTGGGTACACGCCTTTCCGAGATGCGCCTGATTGGGATCTCGACTGACTGCCCCCCTCTCTAACCGACAAGGGATTAACTATGGCTGACCTTGGACAGGATCCGGGCGCGATCATCGGCGTCTGGGCGGCAAAGACGGCGGGTGCTTTTGCCGGCGCCGGCGTGTCGCTGATCTACCTTCTGCCCAAAAGCAGGCGCGAGGCGGCGAGCCGGTTTGCGACGGGCGTGACATGCGGGTTGATTTTTGGCGGACCGACGGGGCTGTGGCTGGCAGAAAGGCTCGGCATTTCCGGCATGCTCTCGGGAGCGGAAACGATGCTGGCGGGGTCGGCTGCGGCGAGCCTCTGCGCCTGGTGGGTGCTGGGCGCATTGTCGCGGGTGGCGGAGAGATACGGTGGTCGACGTTAGGTGGTCAGCTGTGGATTTCACCACCGCCACCTTCATCGGTGCCGGTATACATGACCGCGTCTCCCAGGGCGTGATCCGCTCTTTCGAGGGCATCGGCCAGAAGCGGCTTTCGGAAAATGGCTGGTGGATGCAGGGCAAGGCCGACTGCTCCAGCTATCACTGCCGTGCCTGAGATGAGACCGAGTGCGATGAGCATCAACGTCTGCATGGCGCGCTCCATTCAAGGACCCGTGCTCCGAATATAGTGCGGCTCGCACGGGGCTTCAACTCAGCCAAGAGCGCACGCCGAGCCGTTCGTTCAGTTCATTCAGGAGATTTCCATGCACGCTTACCGCGGGCATCGCGCCCCCATGCGTATTCCTTTGCGCCCGACGGCCCGAAAATTCGCCAATCTGGAACTGGCCGGGATTACCGGCGACGGCACCTTTTCCGGTTATGCCAGCGTCTTCGGCGAGGTCGATCTCGGCAAGGACAAGATCGAGCGCGGGGCGTTTCTGAACTCGCTTGTCGCCCGCGGCGCGGATGGCGTGCGGATGCTTTACCAGCATGATCCGAACGAGCCGATCGGCGCCTGGAAGACGATCCGCGAGGATGCCCGCGGGCTTTTTGTCGAGGGCGTGTTGTCGCCGGGCGTGGGCCGCTCGCGCGAGGTGTTTTCACTGATGAAAACGGGTGCGCTGGACGGGCTTTCGATCGGGTTTCGGACCGTCAAGGCGCGCACCGATGCCAAGACAGGGGTGCGGCGCATCCTCGAAGCCGATCTTTGGGAAATTTCCGTCGTGACCTTTCCGATGTTGCCATCGGCCAGGGTTTCCGACGTCAAGCATGCCCGGTTCTTTCGAGATCGGGAAACAGAACTCGTCCGCCAGATGCGGCGGGCGGCGAAGATGATGTTCACCTCAAGCTTCAAGGGAAAATCGATATGACGGAGCAGGTTATGCAGGCAAACAAGGTGGCGCCCGAAGTGAAGGCCATACCCGAGACGGTAACGGCGGCTTTCGACGAGTTCATGGAGGCATTCGAGGCCTTCAAGGATGTCAACGACCGCAGGCTCGGCGAGATCGAGCAGAAGCTGACATCGGATATCGTCACCCGTGACAAGGTCGACCGTATCAACCGGGCAATGGACGACCAGAAGAAGGTTCTCGACCAGCTTGTTCTGAAAAAGGCACGGCCGCAGCTCGGATCGGCCCGTGCCAATACCCATGGAGGAGCCGAACTGTCGCCGGAGGTGGCGGAGCACAAGGCCGCCTTCGATGCCTATGTCCGCCGTGGTGACGAGGCGGGATTGCGCGAGCTGGAAGCCAAGGCGATGTCGGCAGGCAGCGGTGCGGATGGTGGTTATCTCGTGCCGGACGAGACGGATAGCGAGATCGGCAGGCGGGTTGCCGTCGTCTCGCCGATGCGGGCGCTTTCGACCGTGCGCACCGTCTCGACCGCCGTATTGAAGAAGCCGTTCGCGACGACCGGTCTTGCTACAGGCTGGGTGGCTGAGACAGCGGCGCGGCCGCAGACCAATGCGCCGCAGCTTGCCGAACTGTCCTTTCCGACCATGGAACTTTACGCCATGCCGGCGGCAACGCAGGCGCTGCTTGACGATGCCGCGGTCGATATCGAGGCCTGGATTGCCGGCGAGGTGGATATCGTCTTTGCCGAACAGGAGGGCGATGCCTTCATCCGCGGCGATGGCGTCAACAAGCCGAAGGGATTTCTGTCCTATACAGCGGTGGCCGACAGCGCCTGGACCTGGGGCAATCTCGGCTATATCGCGACCGGGGCCGCGGGCGCCTGGAAATCCACCGGACCATCCGACACGCTGGTCGACGCGATCTATTCGCTGAAGGCGGGGCATCGGCAGAACGGCACCTTCATGCTGAACCGCAAGGTGCAGGCCGATATCCGCAAGTTCAAGGACGCCGACGGCAACTACATGTGGCGCCCGCCGGCATCTGCCGGTCAGCCGGCAACGCTGATGGGCTTTCCGGTGGCGGAAGCCGAAGAAATGCCGGATGTGGCGGCGGGTTCGCTGTCGATCGCGTTCGGCGATTTCCGCTCCGGTTATCTGGTCGTCGACCGAGCGGGAGTTCGTATCCTGCGCGATCCCTATTCGGCCAAGCCTTATGTCCTGTTCTACACCACCAAGCGCGTCGGCGGCGGGGTGCAGAATTTCGAGGCGATCAAGCTGGTGAAGTTTGCGGTGAGCTGATGCTGCCGCGAAGCGAATAGGGAGTGGCGAATAGCGAATGGAGGGGCGGACGCGACCGCTTTCTCCCATCGCTGCAAGCCATCTCCCTATTCGCCACCCTCAATTCGCTATTCGCTTACCCAAGGGATTTCCATGACCTATGCACTGATCGATCCGCCATCGGCGGAACCGCTGACGCTTGCCGAGGTGAAGGCGCATCTGCGGCTGGATGGCGGTGACGAGGATGCGCTTCTCGTGTCGCTGATCACGACCGCCCGCACGTTTCTGGAGAGCGAGACGGGGCTTTGCCTGATCGCGCAAAGCTGGCGGCTTTATCTTGACCGATGGCAGACGGACGGAGTGATCCCAATCCTCAAGTCGCCGCTGCAAGCGATTCTATCCGTTACGATTTATGATGCGGATGGCGCGGCCGTTGATGTTTCGCTTGAAGACCATCTGCTCGACCGTGTGGGGCGTCCGGCACGGCTCTGGCTGCGTGAACCACCTTCTCCGGGCCGGGCCGTGAATGGTATCGAGATCGATTTTTCGGCCGGTTATGGCGAGGCGGCAACGGATGTGCCGGACACGCTGAAACGGGCGATGCTGATCCATATAGGCCACATGTTCGCTTTTCGCGGCGTCATCTCGGCAGAGCAGCAGCCGGCCGGTGTTCCCGACGGCTACGAGCGGCTGATCGCGCCGTTCCGGATGCGGAGGCTCTGATGGTGGTCTTCTTCGACCCCGGCCAGATGACGGCGCGGCTTTTGCTGGAAGAGCCGGTCAGCATACCGGACGGGCAAGGGGGCGCGACGGTGAACTGGACCGAGACCGCCGCCATGTGGGCCAAGGTCGAACCGGTATCATCAAGCCTTGCCGAACGGGCCGGTGCCGAGATCGGCACGATTACACATCGCATCTGGCTGCGGTTTCGCAGCGATATTTCTGCCGGACAGCGTTTGCGCAAAGGCGCTCGGCTGTTTGCGGTGAAGCTGGTCCAGGACCCGGATGAGACCGGGCGCTATCTGACGTGTCTTTGCGAGGAGGGCGCGGGATGAGTGCGGCAAATGCACTTCTGAGGGCTATCCATTTGCGGCTTGCAGGCAATGCGGTGCTGACGGCGCTGATCGGGCCGGATGGCATTCGTGATCGCCTGCAGACGCGGCCGAAACTACCGGCAATCGTGATCGGCGAAATGGAGACCCGCGATCTTTCCACCGTGACCGAGCCCGGCGAGGAGCATTTTCTCACGCTGGAGGTCTGGTCCGAGGGGGAAGGACGGCGGCAGGCATTGGAGATTACCGCGAAGGTGACGGCACTGCTCGACAATGCGGATCTGGCGCTCGACGGTGCCCTTCTGGTGAACCTGCTCAGGATCAGCGCGCGGAGCCGTCGCGAGCCGAAGACCAGATATTATCTCAGCGAGATACGTTTCAGGGCCGTGACGGAGTGACGATGCTGGCCGTTCGGCGCGCTTTTCTGACAAGCGAGATCAAAAGGATGACCGAGCAGAGAGCGACAAGCGTGAGCAGGATTGAAATGATGAGTGCGGTGGACACCCCTGTTCGGTCAAGCAGGGCGGTAAACAGGATAGGGGCGATGGCGTTGGCGATATTCTGCGGCATCATCAGCCGTGACGCCTGACGGCCGTATTCGCTCGGCGAAAACAGCGCCAGCGGCAGCAATGCGCGGGCGACGACCAATATGCCCGAGCCGAAGCCGTAAAGTGCGACGAAGATCCAGAGGCTGACAGTTGACGGTGGCAACAGGAGAAGGCTGCTAAAGCCGGCAACCAT